TCGCTGCCGGACTTTCCATCCCTTTGAACGATCTGGTCTATCTTTACGGCACCACCATGTCCCAGGGACGGCTTTATACACAGGACCTGAACCAGTTCACCGGCCGGGGCATCCCTATGATCGCCGAACTGGCCAAGCAGTTCGGCGTGGCTGAAAGCAAGGTGAAGGAGCTTGTGGAGGAAGGCAAGGTCGGTTTTCCCGAAGTGCAGAAGGTCATAGAGAGCCTGACGGACGAGGGCGGAAAATTCGGTGGTCTGATGGAGGCACAATCCAAAACGATAACCGGACAGATCTCCAATATAGAGGATGCCGTTTCAATGATGTTCAATGAAATCGGGCAGCAGTCGGAAGGTGTCATCAACACCACGCTTTCCGGTGTTTCCTACATGGTGGAGCATTACGAACGTTTCGGCCGTATCCTGCTCGGGCTTGTCGGCACGTATGGTGTGTACCGGACCGCCGTCATGACAGTCACGGCCGTGAAAGGCTGGGCGGTGGCTGCGGAGGCGTTGCATTACAACTGGCTCCTGCTGGTTGAGAAAGCGCAGAAAATGCTCAACCGGACCATGCTTTCCAATCCCTATGTGCTGGTTGCGACCCTGCTTGCCGGTGTTGCCGTGGCACTGATCTCCATGAAGACGGAAACCGAACGTTTGCAGGAATCCGAGGAAAGGTATCAGCAGCAGAAGCAGAAAACCATAGAGGCCGAGGAAGAGCACAGGCGCAAAATAGAGGAACTGTGTTCCATTGCCGGGGATGAAGCCGTGTCCACGGATGCCCGGCGTGAGGCGCTAAACAAGCTGGAACAGAAATATCCGGATATATTCTCCAAATACGACACCGAGTATGAGAAACTGAAGAATATCAAGAAAATCAAGGAAGAGATAGCCCGATTGGAAGCCGGTGAGTCCATATCCAATCCCGCCAATGAATTGAAACGTGTGGATGACAGGATAAAAGAACTTGAAGGCAAGACCCGGTTGGCAACCGAATATTACCAGGACAGCTACGGGCGGCAAAGAGCCCGATATGTCCGGAAATCCGCACGTTCAAGGGATGAGGAGGCAGAGCTTCAGAATCTGTACGGAAAACGCAAGAGCCTGAACGGACAAATCCGCAAGGACGAGGTAAATGCCTATTTCGAAAACCTGACCGGTGTGAGTAACGAGACCCTTGTACAGCAGATAAAGCAACGTAGAACCCTGCTTGCCCGGATGTCTGTCCAGGAGAAGGAATACGGAAAGATTACGCAGGGTGACGAAAATCTTACCGGAACTTATTCCCGTGACGAACTGAAGTATCAGCTGAACAAACTGGTTTCGGAACAAAACCGGCGTAACCTGCCCACGGATTCAAGCACTGACTGGGTGGCTGCGACAAAAGAGAAATACCAGGACGCGCTCAAGGCTTATAACGCCTTTCTTCAGGAAACGTCCAACAGCCTTTCCCGTGAGGAGTTTGAGAAGAAGGCGAAAGAACTGAAGGATGCCGTCGATACCGCCAAAAAGGAGTACGACAAGGTCAAGCCCGGTGAGGATAAGGATTCCGAGGCCGAACGGAAGAAGGCGGACAAGGCGGAGAAAGAAGCCCAACGCCGCAAACAGGTTTCTGAAAAGCTGGGCCAGGAACTCGCCGGGCTGCAAAGGAAGAATGACGAGGCGGAGATTGAGATGATGACCGAGGGGCTGGAGAAGAAGCTGCGCCAGATAGACAATGAATACCAGGCACGCAAGGATGAAATAGCCAGGCAGGAAGCCGGTTGGAAACGTGACAACGCGAAAGCGGGGCAGTCCGGTTCGCTGTCGGAAGATCAGCAGTCCGAAATAGACAAGGCCCGTGAGCTGAACGAGTCCGGCCGACAGAAGAAAATAGCGGAAGCTTATCGGGAAGAGTTCGGAGTGATGCAGGAATATTTGCAGGCCTACGGCACCTTCCAGCAGCAGAAACTCGCCATCGCGACCGAATATGCGGAAAAGATACAAAAGACGACATCCGGCAGCGAGAAGCTCTCTCTCGGTGTTGAACGTGACAGCAAACTTGCCGGCATCGAAGTGCAGGAACTGAAAGCCCGTATTGACTGGGGTACTGTCTTCGGTGAATTCGGCGGGATGTTTTCCGATATGATAAAGCCTGTATTGGCGGATGCCAGAAAATACATGCTCACTGACGAGTTCCGAAATGCCGACCATGCCAGCCAGGACGCGCTTGTCTCTGCCGTCCAGCAGATGGAGAGGGCTTTGGGCGGTTCCGGCAAGGTCAGTTTCAAGAAACTGGGTGCCGAGGTTACTGCCTACCAGAAAGCCCTTTCAGACCTGAAGGAGGCACAGGCGGTGTATGCGGACACCTATACGGCACTCATTGCCGCCCAGAAATCATACATTGAGGCGCAACAGTCCGGAACCGAACAGGAGAAGGAGTCCGCCCGGCAAGCCCTGGAAACGGCGCAGGCCAATGCCGATGCCGCGAGTGAGAATATAAACGCCTTGCAGGAAACGGCTGACAGTGCCCGGCAGTCCCTCTCGAATACTGCCTCCGGTCTGAAGGCCAGTATGGAGAATGTGAGGGACGGATTGCAGCAGATTGCCTCCGGCAGTATCAGCGGGGCGTATAATGGCCTGATCACACTCGGCAAAGGTGCCAAGGAAGTGGACGGCAAACTGGGCGAGGCTTTCGGAAAGGTTTCCGAAACACTTGAGGATGTGCCTGTTGTCGGCTGGATTGTAAGTATTATAGACCTTTTCAAGGATGGTTTGAGTGTGGTCATCGGTGGCCTGCTCGACGCGGTGTTCAATGCCGTGAGCGGTATTCTTGACGATGTGCTTTCCGGTGATCTTTTTGTGACTATCGGAAAATCGCTGCTTTCCGGTGTGGGCAAGATATTCGACGCATTGACCTGGGGCGGATTTTCCTCCTGGACGACTTCAAGCAATGCCAAAGAGGTCCAGGAAACCATCGACCGGCTGACCGAGCGCAACGAGACCTTGCAGACGGCTATCGAGGACCTGACGGAGGAGATCAAGGCGAGCAAGGGTACAAAGTCCGTGGCCGCCTACCGGGATGCCTACAGGCTCCAGCAGGAGACGAACTCGAACTATCTGGACATGGCCATGTCGCAGGCCGGCTATCACGGTTCGCATCACAGCTGGAATTATTACTGGGGCGGTTTCTCACAGGAACAGATTGACCGTTTGAGCGGTCAGATCGGGCGTAGCTGGAACGGTGACATCTGGAACCTAAGTCCGGAGGAAATGAAGAAGTTGCGCAGTAACGTGGACATGTGGACGCAGATCCAGGATACCGGCAAGGGCGGATATGGAGGTCGTCTGACCGAGAAGCTGGATGACTATATCGACCAGGCGGGCAAGCTGGAGGAACTTACCGACCAGCTGTATGAAGGTCTCACCGGTATTTCCTTCGACAGCATGTACAGCAGTTTCGTGGATAACCTGATGGATATGAAGTATGATGCCGCAGCCGCGGCGGAGGACATATCCGAGTATTTCATGCGTGCGATGCTGTCAAACAAGATCGGTGAGCTGTATTCCGACAAGCTGAAAGGCTGGTGGGAGAAATTCGGCAAGGCGATGGAAGACAATGACCTTACAGAAGCCGAGCGTAAGGCCCTCCAGGACGAGTACATGAAGTATGTCGAGGAAGCCGTCGCTCTTCGTGACAATCTTGCCGCGGCCACCGGGTACGATAACTCGGGCGGTACGAGCCAGAGCGCCAAAACCGGCGGTTTTTCAGCCATGACACAGGACCAGGGTACAAAACTGGACGGCATGTTCACCAGCGGGTTGCAACACTGGTCGAGCATCGATGAGAAGATGGAGAGCGTCATCGACAAGATGAACACCGCCGAGGGGCATCTTGCCCGTATCGAGGAGAACACCGGCACGAGCGCGTCGCACCTTGGCAAAATAGAGGAAGAGATTCGTAAAATCAATCGTGACGGAGTAAAATGCAAATGATATGGAAAAGATATTAGGCGGTCTGGTACTTGTCAACGGTACCGACATCTGGAGTACATACGGGGTGTTCCTCGTTGAGGACAAGCGCGGCGGGATGGATAACCTGACCGCCATCCTGACCCCGAGCAAGACGAAAACGGACACGGCTGTGAATATCCGGGAGGAGGACGGGGAGAAATATTCCTCCGTGCTGACGCCCAGGAACGAGGCCCGTGACGTGACGCTTCATTTCGCCCTGTTTGGCAAAACGCAGGCCGGCTGGCTGAAGAAGTATTTCGAGTTCATCAATTTCCTGAAGAAAGGCCGTGACGGGTGGCTTGAGATTTCCTTTCCCCAACTTGCCCTGACTCTCCGTGTGAAATATACGGATTGCAGCAAGTTCCAGCCTCTGACCTATCTCTGGAAGGAAGGCGTGCACGCCGGCAAGTTCAAGGTGAAGTTCCGGGAACCTGTCCCGGTCATATAAATGTGATTCAAACCCTATTCAAACGACGTTTAAACAAGATACAGACATGCTGACCATCTATGACAGCAACGGCAACAGACGGACCGATATCGAGGCGGGCGACAGCTCCACCCAGGTGAAGGAGGTGCAGGGTGACAATGTCCTGACACTCTCTTTCACGCATTACGAATATATCGCCCTGGACGTGAATGACCGGGTGGACTTTGAGGGTGAGCGCTACTGGCTGACCGAACGGTACACCCCGAAGCAGAAGAGCGGCCAGGAGTGGGTATATGATTTGAAGTTTTACGGTATCGAGAGCCTGGTGAGACGTTTTCTTGTGCTGGAAACCACCGACGGGAACACCGAGCCTGTGTTCACGCTGACAGCGACTCCGCGTGAACACGTGGCCATGATCGTGAAGTGTATCAATGACGGAATGAACCACACCACCGACTGGAAAGTGGGGCGGGTGGACGGTACGGACCTTATCGTCATCGATTACGAGGGGAAGTACTGCAACGAAGCCCTGAAAGAGATAGCCGAAGCGGTCGGCGGGCAGGCTGAATGGTGGGTGGAAGGCCAGACCGTGAACGTGTGCCGGTGTGAGCATGGCGAGGAAATAACGCTGGGCTACGGGAAGGGACTGACCGGAATCGAACGCGACACGACGGGTACCGACAATTTTTATACCCGGTTGTTCCCGGTAGGCAGCACGCGGAACATAGATCCGTCAAAATACGGGCATAGCCGCCTGATGCTTCCGGGGGGCAGGCAATATGTCGAGATACATACGGAGGAGTACGGCATCTATGACCGTTACGAGCAAGACGCCTTCAGCGGCATTTATCCCCGCAGGATCGGGGCTGTCAGCAGTGTGCGCAGCGAAGATGTGAAAGATGACGACGGCAACCCTTTCACGGTCTATTATTTCAGGGACGACAGCCTGAACTTCGATCCGAACGATTACGAGCTGCCCGACGAGACCAAACGTGTATCGTTCCAGGACGGTGACCTTTCCGGACTGGGGCAGGGTGAGGACCACTATTTCGAGGTGAATTTCAACAGTGCCACCCGTGAGTTCGAGATTATTACGATATGGCCCTATGATGATGACACGCAACTCCCCGGCGGCAAACTTATTCCGAAATCCGGTGACCGTTATATTCTCTGGAATATCCGTATGCCGGACGAATATTACCCGCTTGCCGAGGAGGAGTTTCTTACGGCGGTGGAACAGTTCAATACCGAATGCTGGCAGGATCTTGCCGTTTACAAGGCCCCGACCGACCATGTGTGGATTGAGGAGAACGGTGTTTCCCTGTCCGTAGGCCGCCGTGTGAGACTTGAAAGCGAGGAGTATTTCCCCGAAACCGGTTATCGCAGCAGCCGCATCACGAAAATTACCCGGAAGGTGAACCAACCCGGGGAGATGGACATCGAGATCAGCGATGCCCTGCATAGTGGTGCGTTTGAACGGGTGAATGACAGTATCGGGGAACTGAAAAACTATACGAAGTCAAAGGCGGAGGGTGCCGCGCTTCCTGACATTATCCGTAGCTGGGACAAGACACTGCCTACGGACAACAATCTTTTTTCCGCGCGGAGAAGTCAGGCGGAACACATCAGCAAAAAAAAGAATGACCGTGCAAAGGGGAAGATCACCTTCGAAGCGGGAGCCTCTTTCGGACAGGAGGATAATGCGGGTATTGATGACAAGGGCAATGCCGGGCTGCTGACCCTTGTCGTGCGTGAGCTTCTTCGCAGTCCGAAATTCGTGGACGGTCTTTTCGGTGAGGGGTGGCGGCTCTGGATGGAGGACGCTTTGTCCCATCTTACCATCGACAAGCTGACGGTACGCCAGGTCATGGTAGTATTGGAGCTGCTTATCGAGAAGGTGCGCAGCGTGGGCGGCCAGCTTTGTGTCAGCGCCGCCAATGGTAAGATAAAGACCGCCGTACTGGAAGACGGATACTGGAAGATCACTTTCGAGCAGGATAACACGTTCGCTGCCCATGACCTGATGCGCTGCCAGACCTTTACCGGCGGAAACCTGAAAGGCTACTGGGTGGAGGTGGCCGGTGTGGAGGGTGACTCCATCCTCGTGCCTGAAGGGGAGTTCGGCGCTTCCCTTCCGGAGGCCGGCGACGAGTGCGTGCTGATGGGCAACACGGAGAACCCTTTGCGTCAGAACCTGATCCTGATCTCCGCCACCGAGGACGGGCAGCCCCGCGTGGACGTGATGGACGGGGTGAAGGCGAAGAACTTTTCGGGCTGCCTGCGTGCGCGCCTGGGCAACCTGGACGGCATCAGCGATGACTGGTTCCCGGCCGACAACCAGCCGCACGGCAACGGCCTTTACAGCGACAATGCCTACCTGCGCGGCACGTTCCTCTTAGTGACCGGCGAGGATATCAAGACCAAGTTCGAGATCGTGGAGGGACGCATCACCAGCGCGGTGACCGCCCTTCGGAACGACTTCGCCACGGAGAAGGGCTACCTGAACAACCCCGCCTTCGATGACGGATTAGAGAAGTGGAACACGGAGAACGAGACGGTGTTCTTCCTTGCCGGGAACCGGTGGATCTGGGCGAACAACAACGTGCTGACCAGGAAGGGCGACGGGGCGAGCGTGACGGTGGACGACGGGCGGACCGTGGTACGTATCCGGAACAAGTATATCCTCCAGAAACGGGCGAACCTGAAAAGCATCCCCTCCATGCCGGTGAACGGTGACGGGGAGAAGGAGGCCGTGCCGGTGTACCTCTCCTTCTTCTACCGCTGCGCGAAGGCCGGCACGCTCCGCGTGGAGTTCTTGGACGTTGACAAGACCGGCTTTGCGAACTTCAACAGCATGGAGGTGGAGGAGGAAATAGATGTGACGGACGGCTATGTACAGTACACCTGTAGCGGACTCTGGAACGGTACAGGTGATTTCAAGCTGTCCTTTACCGGCGACATCTACTTGTACATGCTTGTCCTTTCCACTGACAAGGTGGAGAGCCTCGCGCACCGCTACCGGACGCTTTTCGAGCAGTCGGAGCGTCTGGTGAAGATAACGGCCGCCGTCTTTGACCGTGACGAGAACATGCTGGAGGAGACGGGGCTTGTGGTGAAGCCTGAAGGCGCGGGCATCTACGCCCAGGACGCGGACGGGAAACTGGCGCTTATCGGCGTGAGTGTGGACGAGACGGACGCTGACGGTAACAGGATCAGCGTGGTGAAGCTGACCGGGGACCATATCAAGATGGAGGGCCTTGTGACAGCCAACGATAATTTCAAGATCCTGGAGGACGGAAGCATCGAGGCAAATGCGGGCACGTTCTCCGGGCATATCCGCACGAACTTCCACCTTGTGGAGTCGAGCGACGCCGTCCTGACCTCCTGCTCGGGCCGCGGCGAGACCGGCTACCTGATCGGCCGCGAGCTGAGCCTGAAGGTGGACATGGCCGGTTCGTCGAACGGTGCGGACATCATCCTTCCGAACGACGTGCGTTATATCGGCTCGCGTGTGACGCTTTACAACGGCTGCCACCCTCCCT